TGAATCATCACGGCGTCGCCATGTCTCGGATGCCCCACGCGATGCCACCGGCGGCGCTCTTCGTGGCTGCCGAATAGTTCGACCAGCGCGGCGGTGTCGTCGTAGTCCGGCGCGATGATCGCCGGCACTTCAATACCGAAGCGATCCCGCTGCACCAACCGGAAAAACGCCATGCAATCGTAGGCATCCGGTCCTTGCGCGCCGGCTTCCCAAGGCAAGCCGATGTACTTTGCGAACTCGCTCACGACACCAACCCCGGGAAGGTCTCGGAATCAAATTCCGTGGTCGGGAAGCGCCTATTCATCAGGTCCGGGAAGCCGGCTACCGCTTTGACGCGGAACACGTTGGCAGTGACCGAGATAATCGTCATGTGGATGGGCGGGTCGTTCTGTGGCGCGCTCAGATCGCTGCTCAGATATTCCCGATAAGTCGCCTGCACCATGTCCGTGGTACTCAGCGCCGCCTCGATATTGGCGACGATTGAGCGGTCCACGTTGTCGATTTCGATAGTGAGTTGCGGCACGCCAGATGCAGATACCTCCGGCTTCGTAAAGTCGAACGCGAACCGAATGAACGTCACTTCTTCGCCTGGGTTTGCTGGTGCGTCGGCTTCCAGCGTGCAGGTCAGGTCCGCCCAGTCGCGGACAACCCGAATCGGCGATGTGAATGCCGGGTGGCGTAGCTCCAAGGTGTGAAAAACCACCTGATCTGCTGGTGCGCTGGCGTATGCCTCGCGCAGTGCTTCGGAGAGGCTGGTATCAGGCAAGGCTGAAGCTCCGCAATTCGGCGTTCGGCAGGCGTGCAGGCCAGTACACCAGTCGGGCGATAGGTTTGTTGATGGCATTGCTGCCAGCCGATCCGCCTGACCATAATCCGAATGCCCCACCTATGATCAACTGATTTGGGGTTGGTACTGTTGCCACGGTATCCGTGCCGATCATTACTCCGCCAACGGCGGCACCCAGATTGTGTTGCTCATATGCGAATGCGTGCTTGATCAAGCCCGCCACAGGTACGGATGCCATATTGTTCTGCGATACCCCTCCATCCAGCACTGCTGTTGATATGTTTCCCGAAGAACCGACTGTCGAGTAAATCGTCTCCGCCGCCGCGAAGGCGATTGCCGGGGTGCCGACGCCGTACAAGACAGCACCATTTCCGCTGCGACCGTTGAAAAGGAACGTGCCATTCAGTTGGTTGTACCAACTGCTGAAATTGGCTCCAGTCATGCTGGCTGAATCCGCCGACCTGGCTGCCGGCGCTGTCGTCGTCGGGAAATAGCTGGTTGGGTACGCACCCCGCTCCAACTGCATGCAGGCATATTGCACGCCAGAACTACCATCGGCGGTGTAGCTGCTGGCCCCGGTCTGGTCGTGAATCTGGAACTGAGTTTTGATCGCCGTGCGCAGCGTTGCCTGCTGCGTGTAGCGCACAGACCACGTCACGCGCCACATACCACACGGCATCAGCGTTGCGACGGGTGCGGTCAACTCACTCCAACCGGTGTTGAGCGTCTTCGTGTGGAAGGTGCCGGCTACCGGGTCGAACTGCAACAGCGCATAAAGTTGGCTGGCTCCTGAGATATCAGCCATCACGACGATATTCGCCCGATACGCCAATGGTCCTGTACCGGCAAAATACCCTGAGAACGAAATGTCGGTGGTCTGACCTTCTGTGGTCGCCAGAGCCATCTGTTGAGTTGCCGCACTGCCGCGCGACGGGAGGGCCACCGCACCTAGATTCGGCACCACCTTGTAAGCAGTTACCCCATCCGGCCCAATTGCCGTGCCGATGCTGACCACTGCCGATGACGCAGTGGTGTCGGTGTTGGCGATGTAATTCGTGCGAGATTCTTCCAGCAGGAGGCCAAGACTCTCACCGGTCAGCGGGTCGTGGTCGAAGCGCGGCACACTCAACGCTGCTGTCCGCATGACGCCGGCCGCATCGAAGTAGGTCGCCACGCTTGCCCGGGTAAAAGCAATGCGGCTATCGAGCGCCAGATCGGCGGCGAAATCCAGCGTCAAAGTCGGGTATATGCCATCGGCCGACACCAGCCCAAGCACCGCACCGAGCATCTGATCGGCGGTCAGTTCGCCGCCGCGCACTTCCAGGCTGGCGGTGACTGTCCAAATCAAGCCGGCTTGCGGTGTCGCCTTGTAGATGCCTGAAAATCGGCACTCTCTCGTCTTCAGCCCAAGATCGCCGTAAGCCAGGAGGATGTCGAACCAGGCCGTTCCTCCGGCCGCCCCACCGTCGTAATCGAACCAGGCCCGGAAGATCATCATTTCGCGATCTGTCAGCTTCCAACTCACGTTGATGCGGTCATTGCGCGCCTTGCTGCGCCTCCGGTTGCGCGGGCTTCCGGCCTCCATGTCGGTACGGATCGCCGGCTCAAGCGGGTCGAGTGCGTAGCCGCCGAAGACTGGGCGCGGCAGTGATGCGGGCCAAGTGGTCATGTCAGTACATCCCTGGTGTCGGATTGAGGCCGTAGGTGCGACCTAGTGCAGCCGGAATCGCCCCGTTGCCGCGCGCGATGTCGCCGGCAATGGCGCCCTTCACCTGCTCAATGAAAACATCAATGATGCTTCCACCCTTGCCGTCGCTGCGCGTGGATTGGGTGGCCTGCGCGCCGGTGGCGTTGTTGTTGATGATGACCTGGACATTGCCGCCACTCCCGCTCGCACGCACGCCGAGGTTGCCGTCCGGGCCGCGCGCCAGCGGCATGATGGCCTCGGGGCCGGCCTCGCCGAAGACGCCGCCGCTGGCAAACTTGAAAAAAGTGGGGCGATCAACAACCTGATTGCGCCAGGCAGAGACGCCATCCGGCGTGCCACCTTTTGCGAAGGCGGTCGAGAAGGCGCTGATGTCGGCAAAGTTGGCGCTGCTGAACGCGGCGATATTGGCGGGCTGGCCCAGGCCGCCGACGTAATTGCCGAACATCGAGGCGAGCGGGCCGGTGATGCTGGCGCGCAGTTGAATGCGCAACAGGTCGTCGATGATGCTGCCGGCGAGGCTCTTGAAGTCGAGCTTGCCGGTTTTGACGAAGCTGGAGAGCGCGTCTTCCATGCCCTTGAAGGCGCCGCCCACGGCATCCTTGACCGTGGCGAAAGTGTCGGTGGTGGTCTGGGCGTAGTCGTTAAGGCCGGCTTTCAGCCCGGCCCAGGGGCCGATCTGCTGGCCGGCGGCTTGCATGCCGCCAATTTCGGCGTACAGGGCGCGCCATTTCTCGCGCGCGGCATCGTCCGGCGCGGTGGCGATCAATTCGTTCAGGCGCGGAATCAGATGGCTGGCGAGTTCGTCGCCCAGTTTGCCGGTCTCCTGGCGCAGCTCAATCTGCGCGGCGGTCTGCGACTTGGCGCCAATGCCGACTTCCGCGTCGAGGCGTTGGCGGATGCTGTTCAGGCGCGCCTGGCTGGATTCGAACGCGGCGGTCACATCTTCGCCGCTGGCAATCTGGCTGTAGAACTGGCTGATCTGCTCGGCCTGCTGACGGATCATGTCCATGGTTTCGCTGTCGCCGGCAAAGCCGGTACCGGCGATCTGGCGGGCGGCTTCGCGCTGCGCGAGCTTGCGTTTGGTTTCCTGCTCGATGCGATAGTTTTCGACTTCCATGGCGGCGTCGAATTCGTATTTCATGGTCTCGGCTGCCATTCTTGCCGCATCTTTTTGACTAGCCAGGCGGTCGGCGCGGGCTTTGTCGGCGGCGGCTTTGGCATCGGCCTTGCGTTTCTCTTCGGCGGCTTTGGCTTCAGCTTCGCGTTTCTCTTTGCCGGCTCTTGTATCAGATGCCGACATCTGAGGTTGCTTATCGATGTACTCCAGGCTTTTGCGCGTCATCGCAATGAGCTTGTCGACGTCGGCGATCTGGGTGCGCAGTTCGGCCGGGGTGCCCAGAATCATGTCCATGAGTTTGCCGGTGCCGCCGCTGGTGGCTTGCTTGAGCTGGCGCTCCAATACCGCCCGCTCGCCAAGCAGGTCGACCAGTTGTTTCTGGCCGCGCTCGTAGGTGCTATCCAGCGTGTTGAGCAGGCCCAGGCCGTTGGCAAGGGCTTCGAACGCGCCGGCCAGGCCGTAAACGGTGCCGGTCAGTTTGCCCGCTTTCTTGTCACCTTCCTCGAACTCCGAAATAACGTGATTGAGGCCGGACACAATTGGGCCGGCAAGGGATAGGCCAAGGCCTTTGACGCTGGTGCCGAGCGTGGCCATGTTGTCGTTGAAGGCGTCCGCCTTGTCCGCCATCTCCGCCATCTTCTTGGCGTAGGGTTCGGCGGCGGCGGTTTGCGCGCGCAGTTCGGCACCGCCTTGGGCCAGCAGCGGCATCAGTTCGGCGTAGCTCTTGCCGAGCACCTGATTGGCAAGGGCATTGCGGTCGGCTGGGGTGGCGGCTTTTTCCAGCGCGGCGGCCAGTTGGATCATGGCTTGCGCGGGATCTTGCGCGGTGATGCCGAGCTTGGCGGCCTCTTCGGAATTTTTCGCCATGAACAGGCTCAGCCGGCCCATGCCGGCGGCGACGGCGTCGATGGTGGTGCCGCTTTGTTGGGCGGCCAGCTCGTAGCTGGCCAGCGCCTGCACGTTGGTGCCGGTGGCAATGGCCAGGTCGCGCATGGTGTCGGCGGCGTCGATGCTGGATTTCACCCAGGCGGTGAAACTGCCGCCGACCAGCAGGCCGGTCAGGCTGGCGAAGCTGGCGCGCAAAACGGTGAACTGTTTGCCGATGTTGTCGGCGGATCGCTTTGCGTCTGTTTCGCTTTTGCTCAGGCCGGTGGAAAAGTTGGTGTGGTCGAGTGCCAGGCTGACCACCAATTTACCCAATGCGCTCATCGGTTTTCCTTATCTCGTTGGGTTTTCAGCGCGGCAAGTTCCATCACGCGCAGAGCATCAAAGACGGCGGGCCAGCGCGGGCGGGGTATCCGCAGCATGCGCAGGGTGGTGGGGATGGCGGTGTAATCCAGCCCGACCAGCACGGCGCCGGCCATGCCCGCGGCAATCCGCCATTGCGTGGACATGGCCCAGAACACGTTGACGGCGTCCAGGTTGCAGGGCAAAACGCTGAAGTCGCTGCGCTGGTCGGCGGCGCGGCGGGCCTGGGCGATGACCTCCGGCGGCGCGCCCATGTTGCGCAGCGCGGCGATCGCGTCGTCGTCTACCCGATAAGCGTCGGCGCCACCGTCTCCGCCGCCCGCCCATCGGCGACCGGCGGATACAAGTTTTTTCTTACGTCTTCCATCACGGATTCATGCCAGGCGCGGGCGATGGCGGTGGCGGCTCCGGTGACTTGTGCCAGCAGCGCGTCGCGCGTGGCGGCCGAGTAGGAAATCGGCGCGCCCTTGGGGTCAACCAGATCGGCCCAGCCCTTGAGGACATGCCGCGTCACATCCTGGTCGCTCAGGTTTTGCTCACGGATTTGCGCGTGGTAGGCCTCAAATTCGTTCGGGCCCATGCGCAATAGATCGGCCTGGATCGTGCCGGCGGTGTGGGTGCCGTCTTCTGCGCGCACCTGGATGGTGACGGGGACGGTGTAAGTGGGAGAAAGGTCGAGGGTGAACATGCTTACTTCACCACGATGCTGATTTCGTCGTTGCCGGTGTTGGGCGTGAAGGTCAGGTCGCATTGCAGCATGGCGACGCCGTCCTGATCCTGGTAGGTGGGCGAGCCGATCTGCACCTTGGGGGCATCGATCTGGACGATGTTGCCGGCGGTGGTGCCGTGAATGACTTGCATTGCGGCCAGTGTGGCGTTGCGGGCTATGGTCCACCAATCCTTGGTTGCAACCAGGCTGGCTTCGAAGGTGATCTGGCCGGTAGGCTTGCGGTCGACGATGATGACCGATTCAGCGCCGATCAGTTTGCGATGCACGACCTGGTTGTTCATGGCGATGCTGAGGCCGGAGATGATCGGGGTGACGCCGTGCAGCGTGCCGGTCGGCGTCCAGGTGGTATCGACCGGTTTGGGCTGCATGAAGCCGCTGTAATCCGGCGTGGCGGCGGCGGCATCGATGACGCCGACATACAGGCCGGTGAAGCTGAACTTCATCACCGGGATCTGTTTGGCGGTGAGCTCAAAAGACACATCGCCGCGCGCGCCGTTGATTTCGTGCAGCACGCCATCCAGGTTGTAGTACAGCGTGACGCTGGCGGCGGCGGTGCTGTTCGGCTTGTAGGTGTCGTCGCTGACGGTGTCGGTTTCGGTGAAGGCGCAGGCCTCGATCAGCGGCGCCCATTTCGGCGGCGTGCCGGCGACACCGCTGCCGGCGATCTCGACTTCACATTCCAGTTTGACGCGGCTGCCGACCAACATCTGTTCCGAGCTGCCGAAAAAGGGGCGGATCAGGTCGCGCGAGACGAAGTCGGATTCGAGCGGGGTCAGCGTCATGTTGCGGACCAGGATGGCGTTGGCGCCGACCGGCGTCGGGTCAACGCCGTAGGTCACTTCTTTTTTGGCCAGCAAAACGGCCTTACGCATGATCAGGGGCATGGGGGTTTCCTTTCAAAGGTTTGCGCTCAGCCGCGCAGGCGGTTTGTTTGTTTCAATCCGCGCCAGTTCAGGCCTGGCGTTGTCTAAAGGTGAAGTCGAACACCCAGCCGAAGTGGCCGGTGTCGGGGTCGAATTCGGATTCGAAGTCGATGCCGGTTTCGATCAGTTCCGGCATGGCTTGCACGGCGGCGTGGATCTGGCCGCGCAGGGTGACGATGGCGGCATAGCTGGCGGCATAGGCTTCGACCTGGATGCGGTAGCGGTTGTAGCCGACGCCAATCGGATAGGCGGCATCCTGGCCGATGGCGACGTGCCAATAGACGATGTAGGGTGCGGCGGCAGCTTGCGGCGCCAGGCGCGGGTACACCCGCCCGCCGGCCAGTCCGGAAAGGGCCGTATAGAGTTCGTCAGCGATCATCAGCGGGCCTTGAGGAGTTCAGTGCGCAGGGTGTCGGCGATCATCTGGGCGGCGGCTTCGCGCTTGGCTTCATAGGCCGGGCGCAGGAAGGGTTTCTGTTCTCGCTTGCGGGTAAGCATGTTTTGGTGGCCGAACTCCCAAAACCACCAGTAAAACGGGTCGTTGCTGTAAAGCGTGCGGAGTTTGCCTTTGCGCACGACCTGTATCTTTTTGGCGTTTTTGGCGGTCTTTCCATGCCGCACGCCGACGTGGTATTCGGTACGCGTGCGGGCGGTTTTGGTCTCGCGTTTCAGTGCGATGTTGCGCGCCAGTGCGCCGGAGTTGACCAGCCCTTGGGCCTTGGCCCGGGTGCGCGCTTCGTTGCGGATCAGGCCGGCGCCCTTGGCCACGGCGCGGCGGGCGATCTTGGTGGCGAGTTTCTTTTCCAGGCCCTGCAAGGCCTGTTCCAGTTCCTTCAGTCCGCTGATCTGGGTGCTGAGCTGCATCACGCCACCGCCTTGCACATCAGCACCAGCTCTTCATGCCGGCCGCCGGTATCGAGTGCGGCCTCGATGTCGTAGGCGCGGCCTTCCCAGACTGCGCGGTTAGTCGTGGAGACGTCTACACGCCAGCGGATGCGGATTTTGATGAGCGTCTCGGCAACCTCGGCACGTGCGGCGAGGAACTCGCGGCCGGTCAGGGGCAGGCATTCGGCCCAGACGGTGGCAATGTCCACCCAGGTGATTGTTTCGCCGCCGTAGCCGTCACGGCTGGCGCTCTTGGCCTGCAGGGTGACGCGGTGGCGGAGGCGGCCGGCGCTCAGCATGATTGATATGCCCCCGGCATCTGCGCCCGTGCGAATTCGCCCAGCCAGGCTTGGTAACAGTGGTTCGCTTGCCAGAAAAACAGCGCATCGATGGCGCGATACAAGCGGTCGCTGATCAGCCCTTGCAGGTAACAGCGCCAGGCGCGGGCGGACAACAGTTCATCAGCCATGCCCCAGCCGGCGTTGTCGTCGCCGTCGATGTGGGTCAGGCAGTTTGCCGCCTGATCCAGCGCCATCAAAAATTGTTTCACGCCAGAATCTCCACCTTGCGCGGCGCGGTGATCTTGCCCTTGCTGATCAGGTAATCCAACCCGCCGATGGTCTCGGCATCATCCAGGTCGATGCCGTCGCGGTTGGTGGCTACTTTCAGCAGCAGCAGTTGCGCCGGCACGTCGCCGGTACCGCCATAGGCCAGCGCGGTCACACCGGCCAGTTCGGCGGGCGTGAACCGATCGCGGAACGCGGCGGCATCAATCCGGCGGGGGAAGGCGGGTTGCGCCACCAGGTCGGCCGGCAGCGTGTCGCCGGCCTCGTAGAGGGTGGCGGTGCCGTCGGCGTGCGCGACCACGGCAAGGGCGGCGGTGCCGGCGGCGAGGGGGAGCGTGACGGTGCGCATGATCAGATACCCGCGATCGCGGTGATAAACAGAAACAGCGCGGTTTGTGGGGTGGCGCCGTTGGTGTAGGTCATCCGCACATAGCGAGCGAATGGCACGCCCTGGACGTTCATCTGCGCGCCGGAGGTGTTGCTGTATGCGTTTGCGTTGGCGGTGCCGAGGCCGGCCGGCAAGTGCGAATACCATGTCACCGCATCATCAGACCATTGCGTTATCACCGCTTCCCCGGCGCTGGCGACGCCAAATTTGCTGAACATGATCCGCGTATGCTGCCGCGTCTCCGCCGGCCCGAGGTCGAGCGCATCGGTGGAGACCGGCGTGGACGCAGCCAGCGCGCCGACGTTGGTACGCTGTTCGATCGGGGCGAGGGTGCGCGAGACGACCACTTCGGCGTGTGAGCCATCGCCCAGGTCGAGCAGGCGTTTGAAAACGCCGATGCCGATGCTGATCAAGCTATCTGCCATATCGAGTCCTTTTTACAATTGGTGAATGAGGTAGGGATCAAGCAGGCCTTCCCAGAAGCCGCGCGGGATTTCGTTGACGATGGTGCCGGTGACGATGGCTTCGCGCTGGCTGTACCAGGTGCCGATGACCAGGAGCATCCAGACCTTAAGCGCTTGCGGGACGGCTGCGGCGTTTCCGTAGCCGGCGGTGTAGTCGATGCGGATGCTGCCGGGCTCGGCGCGGGCGGTGGGCCAACTGGCGCCATAGGCGGGCAGGATGTTGCCGACCAGGCTGTCGGTGATGACCAGATAGGAGGATCCGGCGAGGGTCTGGCGGACGCCATCCGCATCCAGGTAGGTGACGGTCTGGACGCTGACCAGCGGCGGGCGCGGCAGGGCGATGTCGTCCGGCCATTCGGCGTGCGTGCTGCGCCAGGTCTGGGTGATGAGCGCGCGGCCGGTGCGGCTTTCTGCGGCTTCGCGTGCGGCGACGATGAGCGCGCTGATCAGCGTATCGTCGGCGCTGTGTTCGACGCGCAAGTGCGCCTTGGCTTCGGCCAGCGTGACCGGCTCTACTGCCGGTGCGGTGAGGCGGGTGAGGCCCATGCGTTACTCGGCTGCGGCGGGGTCGGGGTTGTCGGGGTTGCTGTCGGCTTGTGCAGACGTCTGCACGGGTTCTGGTTCGGGTTCGGCGGACGGGTGACGAATGACTGTCGCGCCTTGCGCGATGGCGTAGGCGACGGCATCTTTGTGTTTGTCGACGGCGCCTTGGTCGGCGAGGTCGTTGGCGATGCCGGTTTCAAGCTCGACCACCTGGTCGGGCTTGTAGGTAAGGCCGTCGAGGATGACGGCAGCGAGGATTCTGACGGCGATGAATACGGTTTTCTTGGCCATGGTGGCGGTCTCCGGTGGGGGGTGCTGCGGCCCGCCGGTTGAGGGCGGGCCGTGGGGTTACGGAGGCCGCTTAGGTGGCGGAGTGCTTGTAGGTCTTCACCGCACCGGTATCCAGCAGGTTGCCGCCGCTGCGCGCCCAGGCCAGGAAGCCGATCTGGCCTTTGCTGAGGTAGACGGAATCTTCGAAGCGGAAGATGGTGACTTCCAGGGCGTCGCGCACCATGTAGCGGCTCAGGTCGCCGTAGGCGATGGACACGGCGTTGGCGGCCGGGGTGGGCATGTTGTTGTTGAGCTGGATGTCCGCGCCCAGGAGCTGGTCGGCTTTGGCGCCGGCAATGCCGGCGTCGTAGCTGGGTGTCCAGATGGGACGGCCGGCGGTGTCCTTGATCTTGCGGATGACCTTGCGGATGGCCTGGCTCATCATGAAGCCGAGGTTGCCGCCTTGGTCATAGGCGTAATCGATTGATTCCTGCAGGTCGACCAGATCGTCATAAATGACGCTGGTGGTCTGGCCGGTGGTGCCGGTCTTGCCGACGCTGGCGGCGACGGTGATGCCGTAGGGTTCGCCGGAACCGGTGCCAATGGTGAACTTCTTGTTCTCGATGCGGCCGATGCGATCACGCACGCGCTGGTTGACCAGGGCGATGACGTCGATGTTGCTGTCCTGCAGCAGTTCGATGGGGACGGTGATGATCTTGGAGCCGAATTTGAAAGTGTTCAGCGGGACGGTGCCGAAGGTGGGGTCGGCGGCGGCGGCGGTGCCGTTTTCCGCGACGATCTCGCCTTCTTCACTGGTGCCGTCGCTGGTTGGGTAACCCAGCGGTGCGCCGGATGCGGTGACGATGCGGCTGGCGCGATCGCGGATGCCGCGATAGCCGGCAATGGCGGTGATCAGTTCCATCGCCACATCGGTCTGCACGCTGTATCCGCCCTGGTTGCCGGTGCCGGTGCTCATGGTGTTGCGGATGGTGGCGTGTTCGGCCGGGGTCAGCGCGGTGGGGCCGTTGCGCAGGAGCTTGTCGAACAGCGTGCGGTTGGCGGTGGCGGGGTTGCCTTGCTGGTTCTGCGGCAGGTTGTCGAAACGCTCTTCGGCGGTGCGGTCCAGAATCCGCTGGGTGGTTTCGATCTGGCCGTCGAGTGCGTCGATCTGGTCGGCGATGGTGTCAAACGCGGCTTTGTCTTCGGCGGTCCATTTCTGGTCGCCTTTGTTGGCCATCTGGTTTTTGGCTTCTTTGGCGAGGGCGTTGCGTTGCTCGCGCAGGGCTTGGATGCTTTTCATTGCGGGTGTCCTTTCAGAGACAGTGGGCGTAAAAAAACCCGCCAGGCTTGCCACCGTGGCGGGTTCGGTTTCTGCGCGAGGGCGTCAGATTGGGGTCAGCAGGCGCAGGCGGCGATCGCAGGCGGCGCGGAGTTGTTCGGGGTCAGGCTCGGGCGGGGCTTTTTGCTTGGGTTCCAGCAGCGCTTTCGGGGTGTGGTCGTAGGCGCTGAGGTTCCAGGTGTTGCTGGCGATGTTTTGCGTTGCATCAGCCTGGACGATAGCGTCGATGAAGCCGGCGTCTTTGGCTTCGGTGGCGTCGAACCAGGTTTCTGCAGCCAGCCAGGCGCTGAGCTGTTCGGTGGTCTGGCCGGTCTTTTTGGCGTAGTCGTTAAGGATGCTTTGGTCGATCTTGTCGAGCAGTTGCACGGTGTTGGCCAGGTCGTGCTTGTTGCCGTAGGCCAGCGTCCAGGCCTCATGAATCATGAAGAACGCGCCGTCGGCCATGTTCACCGTCTTGGCAGCGGTTGCGACATAGGTGGCGGCGCTGGCGGCGAGGCCGTCGATCCAGGCGGTGACGTTGCCGTGCTGGGCAATGGCGCTGGCAATGGCGCGGCCGTCGAACACGTCGCCACCCGGGGAGTTGATGCGCAGGTTGACCGGCGTGCCTTTGAGGCCGGCGAGCTGCTTGACAACTTCGGCGGCGCTCACACCCCAGTACGGGTCGATGATGTCGTACAGGTAGAGGGTGGCGGCTTCCGTGGTCTGTTCCATGCGCAGCGGTTGCGGCTCGCGCTGGGCGTTGTCGCGTAGCAGTTGCAGCAGGCGCTTATGCATTTGAGGTTTCCTTTGCGGTGGGTTCGGCGGGTTGTGGCTTGGCTGATGGGTCGTGCTTCCAGAGCTGGTCGCCGCCCTCGATGGGGGGCAGGTTGTCGAGCCGGCGGACTTCGTTGATGGTCATCCAGCCGGGTTCGCCAGCGCGGCCGAGGGCGATGCGGTAGCCCTCGTTGCGGGTCTTGTAGTCGCCACGCATGAGGCCATCGAGATTGAATTCGACGAAGTACTTGGCGGTGCGGATCAGCTTGCGGTTGAGTTCCTGCTCGATGCGGTTGATGTACGGCTGCAGCGTGTACTTCACGAAGCCGATGGTCTGCTGCTCGATGCCGGTGCCCCACGAGCTGGTGGTTTCGGTGGCGCCGATCATGTGCGGCGGCACGCCGAAGGCCCGGGCGATGTCGATCACCTGGAACTTGCGCGATTCGAGCAGTTCGGCATCCACCGCCGTCATGCTCAATTCTTTGAAGTCGATTGACTTTGGCAACACCATCGGCTTGCCGAGTTGGCCGCTGCCGGTGTAGCGCTCGGCATAGGTGCGTTGCAGCAGGGCGATCTGTTCTTCGTCGGGCTTGCCGTCGAGCTGGAACAGGTGCTTGGGCATGCCGCCGTTGGCGTAGAGCTTGCCGCTGAAATCGTCGGCGGCCAGGGCGATGCCGATGCTTTGCATGGCGGCGTGGCGGATGACGCTGGGGCTGCGTTCGCCATCAAAGCCGAGGTTTGGGATATGCAGCATGTCGTCCTGGTGCAGGCCGTAGGGCTTGCCACCCTTGAGCGGTTGCACCTGGTAGGTGAGATATTCGCCACTGGACTCGACGCGCACGGTGTCCGGGTGCAGCGGTTTCAGGCCGGTGACTTCACCACCGCGACCGCGCTGGATCTGGACGAAGGCATCGCCGCGCAGGCAGTTGCAGCCGATGACCCATTCCCAGAAGCTGGCGGCGGTCCATTGCGGGTGCGGCTGTTCGTTGAGCAGCCACCAGAGCGGGGCGTTTTCGGCTTTCTGCCGGCCGTCTGCGGTGCGCTCGTACATCGGCAACGGCAGGCTGGCGATGCTGCCGGCGATCTTGGCGATGCAGGCATACACGGCGGAGACGCGCATGGCGCTGGCATCGGTGACCGGGTAGCCGCTGGATGCCGGCGCGCCGCCGAGGAATTCGACGATGCGCGAGTCGCTGCTGGTCATGTACTGCGCGCCGTTGCCGGCGTTGTGGATGGCCGGAGCGGCGCGGGCGGCTTCGCGTTCTGCCTTCCAGGCGGACAGCACGACGCTGCCCTTGACGGCGGATTTGGCTTGCACGGCTTGCCAGGGTGTGGTCATAGGACGAAGAACTCCGTGATTTCATCGGCAAACATCAACGCCCGACCAGCCCCTAACAGCAGCGCGACCGGGCCGTCGATCTTTTGCTCGGGCTTGTCTTTGGTCGGGTGCTTGAGACCGCTGAACTTGCTGGTGCGCATGAGGACGTTGCTCATCATCCAGGTGGTGACCGGGTTTCCGTCGTGCGTGAGATTCTTGGTCAACACCAGGTTTTCTATTTCGATGATCGGCATGGTGAAATGCTTGCTGGTCTGGCTGATCTCGACCATGGGCAGGCCGTCTTCCAGCAGCTTGGCGGCGAAGTAGGCGGCAAACTTGGGGTCGTATGGCACTTCCTTGATCTGGAAGCGCTTCATGTCTTCGTTTAGATCGGCGCGGATGACATCAAAGTCGGTTGCATTGCCGGCGTTGGTGATGATGTAGCCTTCATCCGCCCAGCGTTTCAGGTGTTGGTTTCGCGGGTCTTTTGTGCCGTCTTCGTGGAAGTAGTAGCGGAAGAAGGCGTGCACTTTCACGCCACGGCGGAACAGCAGGCAGACGGCGGCGATGTCGTTCTTTTCAGCCAGGTCGATGCCGATGAAGCATTCTTCTCCGGCGAAGTCTTGCATCCGCAACTCGGGCGCGGCGCAGCCTTGCCAGTCTTGCACCGGTATCCAGCTTTCGCCACCGGTCAGCCAGATGTTGAGGCGCTTGGTTTTGAAGTTGGTCTGTTCGGTCGGCTTGCGGATGGCCTGCTCGCAAGCGGCCTTGAGATTGTCCAGGTGGACACTGACGCCCAGGTTAGGGTTGGCCTTGGCCCACTCTTGCGGGTATTGCCATTTGTTGGCGTCGTCGACGGTGTAGATGATGGCGAGGAATTCGTCATCGTCGAACACGCCGTTGAGGACTTGCTCGGCATACAGGTGCTGCTCGTAGCCGAAGCTGCTGAGGTCAAAGCCGGCGGTGGTGATCATCCAGATCATCGGCTGGCGGCGCGCGCCGATGCCGGACTTGATGATGTCGTACAGCTGGCGATCTGGGTGCGCGTGAACTTCGTCGAGCAGCGCGCCGTGTGGGTTGAGGCCATCCAGGCTTTTTGCGTCGCGGCCGAGCGGTTCAAACTTGTCGGCGCGACCGGGTGCGGGGTTGTGCAGCTCGTCGCGGCGGATGCCGATGTGACGACGCAGCAGCGGGCTGTTCTCGACCATGCGCACGGCCTCGCTGTGCGTGATGCGCGCCTGGTCCATCTTGGTGGCGGCGGTGTAGACCTCGGCGCCGCCTTCGCCATCAAACTGGAACAGGTAGATGCCGATGCCGGCAATCTTGGTGCTCTTGCCGTTCTTGCGCGGGACTTCTTCCCAGACTTCGCGGAAGCGGCGGGTGCCGTCGGCGCGCATCCAGCCGAAGGCAAGGGCGATCCAGAACTGTTGCCAGGGCGCCAGCTCGAACTGCTGGCCGGCCCATTCGCCTTTGCTGTGCCGGTAGAACAGGAAGGTTTCCAGCGCGTGCTGGGCGTGTTCCTGGCTGAACCAGAGGCCACGCGCGGCACCGGTTTCGAGGTCGCGGTAGTGGCGTTCGATGGCGAGGCGGGTGAGTTTGCAGACCGGAATCTTGCCGGCCAGCACGTCGCGGCCGTAGGCGTCCCAGTCATACGACAGAATGGCGGGGGTTGCGCGGGCGTTCACTGCACGGCCCTCATGCCGATGGCAGCGCGGCGATCGCGGTGCGCGGTGACCGGGTCTTCGAACAGGCTCCCCTGCTCAGGCCGGGCGCGCTCGCCCAACATCTTGCTGAAGCTGGGGATGGTCATGGCCGCTTCCGGCAACCACTGCAGCAGCTCGCGCTTGAGGGTGCGCGCCAGGTAAAAGAGCTGGTGCGGCTGCTCGAAACCGTTTGGCGTTTTGATGATGTAGCTGCCGCCGTGTTCCTTGGCGTAGTCAGTGAGCTGCTCTTCTGCGTCAACCCATCGAGCAAACGTACGGCAGATGACGGCGATCATCATCGCGTCGGTACGATGGATCAGGCCGTATTCCTGCAGCGCCTGGGTGACGTGATCCCAGGCTTTCTTCTCGCGCGGGCTGAGTTTCAGCGGCGGCGCCGGAATTTCTGACGCGATGATGGGAGCGACAGACGTAGTTCCCCCAAGCCCACCGGATACAACCGTCATGGACTTGGCATCAATCATCAAACCATGGGGAGAGTTCACCCCCCCCCATTCCAAAAACCACCCGTACGCAAAGAAATAC